TTATGCTCCGTTCTGAATCACCACTGGAGCTCCGATAAAATTGATGAAGTTAAAGTCCTCGTCGATGGCAATCATCATGGAATACGAGGTAAGAGTAGCATCCTCACAAGGACGCGTCACCACCAAACCCCAATATCCAAAATCCGTGCCTGCGGCGACTTTATACATCCCACCTGGAGTGTAACGAAAAGCCGCATAATCAGGGACCTTCACCTCACAATAATCATCTTTCGATTCGTCGAACACCTCAGCCGCCTGAAATGCGCCCACCACTGTACCAGTGTTACTGGTAGCCGTGGCAAGAGCAGCGGCATCCGGATCCACGGCAAACCGATACCATGCGGTTCCTTGACTCACACCGGCGAGCCAATCCTGACTCCTACGAAACTTGAAACGCATTCCACCCCTATGACCAGCATATAGGCACTTGAACCAACGCATATACGCGAGCTTAGTCGCCGTAATTTTGTTGGTCGTCGTACCATAACTGTCAGAGCCTCCAATACTTGTGGGACACAATGGCCCGGCGGTACCAAACGACTTATTGGTCCTGCCTGCCGCACCCGCAGTATCCGCATTGAACTGCCCACTGTAATGGTATCTCTTTAAGAACGACCGGATAGAAAGGATGCTTTCACCGAAGACATGACGCTGAATCGACTCAACCGGCTCAAACGGACCTCCGAAATGACAATGACCAACGGCAGCAACATTCGTCACGGACGACGCTTGCAACTCAAAATCCTCACCCCCAGCAACAATAGCGGGGGGAGTAGTATCAATGTCAATGTCAGGAGGAGTACCGTCGAAAAACACGGCAAAATCAGGACCCGCCTTAACCGAGACAACGATCTGAACTCCTTGAGTGGACAGAGGAGCGTTGACTGGGTTCAAAACGTAACCTCGCAAAGCTCCATTACACAAAACAAGGGAATCATTTGCCGGATTTGAATAGGCAGTCTTCCTACGGATCCACGGAACGGGTTGTGACCATCCAACGACGATCTCAGCACACGCGCCGGGCTTCAACTCCAACACACATGTCCTCGACATCTCATTGGGATAGCCCGCAGTTGGAGTATCACCGTTCGGATCATACGAAATTCTCAAGCTGCCCGAGTGTTGGTTTGCACATACACATCTAAAAGTGTAAACCAAACTCCCTCTCCAATATAGGAAGGCTCCGGTGAGCCAACCCACTGCCGAGGGAGTGTAATATGCAGAACCATCATACCAGGCCGACATGGGGTGAACCGGAAACTCAATGATTTTGACGTCGTAACTATCAGAGGTCGAGATCGTGTAAACTTGAATCACACTATCATGACCACCAATGTAAGCGACCGTCATCTCATCCTCCTTAATACCACACAAGTCGCTTGGATTCCCAAAAAGACCTTGATCCTTCATGTAAGCCAACGACACCACCGTATCATCATCATCCAAAGCCCCGTAACGGGCTGGCCTATTCAGGATGGTCTGACGGGATCTGACAAGATCTCTAGACCACCCAAAATAACCCGCAACGCTAGAAAGTGCACTGGTAACGACCTCAGCACCCCTAGCAAACGGAGCAATCAACGGAATCTTGGCAACGGCACCAAAAGCTTTGGTGGCATGCTGCAAGCCCTCAGTGAGAGGGCCAGGCTTTTGAACGGTAGTACCAACAGACTTGTCAGATTTGCCGCTCTGAGCCTCCACAGCCTTTCGCGTGGGTCCCGCTCGGACAACGTTCCTCGCATACGCCCTGACCACGACAGAAATCGTGCCAGGGGTAGCACTGTCGGAACGAGCCAGCGGAACCAATGGCGAAAACCACAGATAGCCAACGTTGCTAAGAGCCAAGGACTGAGCGGTATTGATCGCATCAACATAGTAGTCCCAAGGGATAATCAACTCACGTGTACCAGGTTGGGCTGCATCCAACCACACACCGTGAGCTTGAGAACCCTTCGCGGGAGAAACCTGAAGAACGGGAGAACTCGCAGTAGTCCCGATAAGCGGGTACATTGGGTACCACCAAGCCCTGGCAAGACCGTAATGATAAAATGATGGAGAGTACTCAAACCTCAACACCAGATCAAAACGCGTACGAGACCAACCCTG